CCCATAACGAGAGAGGGAGAGCTATGCAGGACGTGAACGAGCGCCGGTTTATGCGAATCATGTCGAGCGTGGACAGTCTGTGTAAGACGGTCCACCAGTGCGACATTCAGCCCGGTGACCGTGGGCCGCTGCGCCATATCGGCGCGGTGATCGCGGAGATTGCGGAGGTACTGGACGAACTAAAGGAGATTGAACGTGGGATCACAAATTGATGACGACGCGAAGCAATGCAAGGACGCGTGGCAGAAGGGCTACGAGTTCGGGCGGAGCGAGGCCATGCACGAGATGTGCGGGCGCGTGGCAGGTGCGCCCATAGCGCACCAGTCCGACGGCGAGGCCTTTTGGACCTACCACCTGCAACGGGTGGAAGGGGGCGAGTATGACTGAGAAGAAGAGCAAGAGCGTGTGGAGCATCATGCGCGAAGGGGACGCACTGGCTGAGCGGATGGCGGAGCTGTTCCGGTTGGAGGCTGACCAGGGCTTGACCGATGAGGTGAAGGCCGCAGCTGAAGGCGTGCGGGGTGCGCTCGAAGAGTACGAGAGCGACCTGGCAGCGAAGTACCTACGGGTCGACTTCGCAAAGAAGCACGCTCAGAAGTCCGTCGAAAAGCTCAAAGAGCAGGTCGCCACCTTCCAGCGTGTCATCAAATCCTACCAGCGCACCATCGAGCGGTGTACCAGGCTCGGTGTGGACATCTTCGAGAGCAGGCGTGAAACGCTGGGCATCGCTGAGGATGTACCGCTCAAGTTGCCGGACGACAGCAAGGCCTGGATGGTCAGGAAGGATGGGCACGCAAAGCCCGTATGGGCACAGCGCAACGAGGCGCTGCTACCAGACGACGTCAAAGAGCCTGTGCTGCGGGTCAACAGGGACCTGCTGCTGCAATGGGCGGAGACAGCAACACCGCTACTCGATGACCGAGGCGAGCCGGTGGTCACCATCGAGTGGGTGGACGGCACCCACACGAGAAGAAAGTAAGAAAAACCCAAAAGGAGAAGAGCTATGACAGAGATAGTAATCACGATAACTCGTAAAGAGTTAATCGCAATCGCCAACGCGCGTGCAGCGCGCTGTGGCCTGGACGTGGGGAGCCTGGCGCTCGTGGAGCCAAAGCGTGGCTACACATACCCCTCAGACCGACCCACACAGGTGTTGCCTGTGTACAGCGATGACGTGGAAGACGGCGACGACCCGTTGGCAGACGGGTGGTGCATCGACGGGGTAAAAATCATGCTCAGGCTGAAGGAGGAGAGCGATGAAGGCAGAGGTTAGGGTGGTGATCACCTACCAAGACATGATTGGCGTGGCCAAAGAAAGGCTAGATGGGGTCAGCGACACCGTGCTGAATCCAGTCACAGAGGAGATAAACTACGACGAAGACCTGGACGAGTGGGTGGTGTCTTGGAAGTTAAAGGAGGAGAGCGATGAGTAACCCAGGACCAGAGCTATTCAAGGCCATGCTGGCCTTTCAATCCACGAACCCACGGGTGGACAAGGGGGGCAACAATCCACACTTCAGGTCGAAGTACATCACGCTCGAAGACCTGACCAGCGTGGCACGGGCGTGCAACAAGCACGGCCTCGTCTTCTGGCACCATCAGGTCGACGAGGACGGGGTGAGCTACGAGGTGACCACGCTGGCACACGCAGAGAGCGGGCAGTGCATCGAGACCAGGGTCAAACTGCTCTTCGGCAAGAACGACAGCCAGGGGCAGGGGTCTGCCAAGACCTACGCCAGGCGCTACGGGCTCGCTGGGTTGTTCGCGCTGTGTGACACCAAGGACGACGACGGCATCGGCGCCATGGAGTCCACCGGGCGGGCGTTCGTCAAGGATGAGCGCACCGGGAAGGGCAGTTGGTCTGCACCGGCAGAGAAGTCGGAGGTATTCGACGACGTCCCTTTTGATTCAGGGGTGACGGACGACCTCCGCACCCCGGAAGAGAAGGCACGGCTCGAAGAGGAGGAGCGCAAGGCGAAGCATCACCCATCCTGGCAGGAGAACAGGGGCAGGTTCTGCGCAATCATCTCGATGGAGCTGGACATCGACTACTACGAACTCTGCAAGTTCCTGGAATCAAAGGGCCTACCAAGGCCGAGTGGGATGGATGAAAGACGGCGCAGCAGGACACTCGACAACCTCAGAACCGAGGCAGGTCGTAATGCATTTCTTAACTGGAAGGAGGAACGATGAAGAAGTCACGCAAGGGGAAGCTGACAGAGTCCATGCCAACGATTGGGATCAGGCTCCCACCGCACGTCCGGAGGAGCCTCGACGACTATTGTCGAGAGTTCAACGGGAAGATGGAGAACGTCCAACTGGGCGCCACCATCAAGCCGAGTTCGCTCATCCGGCACGTCGTTATGGATTGGATGCGGAAGCAGGGCATCGAAATCTAAACAGGTGCATGGACTGCAAGCGATTTGTTCGAGAGGAAGACGCACGGTGTGAGCCGTGCTGGCAGAAAGAGTTGAGAATTCAGATACGGCGCCAAAAAGGCGCAGCAAAAAGAAGGAGAAGAGATGAACATCGTAATTTTAAAGGGTCGACTGGGAGCCAAGCCGGAACTTCGGCGCGTTGGGGCGAACAACACCCCGGTGGTTGAGTTCTCGCTGGCCACACCAGGCTTTGCGAAGGGCGAAAAGACCACCGACTGGCACAGCATTACGCTCTGGGACAAGCAGGCTGAGATTGTCTGCACCCAGGACAAGGGTGACGAGGTAGCCATCGAGGGGAGCCTCAAGTGCGACGAGTACACGGACAAGGAGGGCAACAAGCGCAAGAAGGTCTACGTGCGCGGCTACAAGTTCCACTTCTGCGGCTCGCGTAGACAGAACAGCCCACCCACAGGGCAGACTGGACCGACATCGAATCCATACAAGGACGACGACATCCAGTGGTAGGCTAAGCATCTCCCCGTTTGAGTTCTGGCCCCTGGTGGACGACCACAATCCAACAACCTTTCCGTTCGCCGGGGGCCATATTTATGTACACACTCGCAATAACACTACTCATGACCACCACGATGCCCATATCGGACCGCGTCCTGGTGGAGCACGCAGCCAGGTGCGGCCTAGACCCCTATCTAGGGGCCCGTTTCCTGGAGATCGAGACCCTGGCGGACCTACCCCTTAGGTTGAGGGGCATGACGCTCGCAAAGGCCTGTTTCGAGTCCCGTGGGAACCCTCGTGCCATCGGTGATGGCGGTAAGGCTGTGGGGATTGTCCAGTTATGGCCCTGGGCGGAGCAGTTCATCCACGACCGGACTGACCCCATCGCCAGCATACATGTGTTCCTCGGCAGGCTGGTGGCAACCGTCAAGACGGTGCATCGCTACTGTCCAGGGGTGCGTGACAGGTGGAAGCTCGCCTGGATACGCATCAACCGTGGCCCCTTCTGGAGAAGGGCCGACAGAAAGGGCGAGGCTCGGTGCTCAGGCACGTCGCCAGCCGGGATGAAGCGCCTACGCAAGTGGGCTCGGCTCAGTCGTTGAGCTTCGCGATGAGGGCTTCTAGCCTCCGGTCAGCGCTCTGGACGACGCCAGCGAGGTCTTCCTGGAGCTTGTCCCTTTGGGCTGCGACCTTATCCTCGGCCTCTCGGCAGTCCTTTCTGATGCTGACTATCACGGCATCGTAGCGTGTCCTCATCAGTTCGACACGCTCATCAAAGGTGTTGTCGATGCGGTCAATCTGCTCCTGGAAGGACTCGACGAGCTTGTCTAGTCGCTTCTGCATGCCCAGGTGCTGCCAAATTAGAAAGAGGACCATGATGCCAAGGGCACCGAAGTCGAGCAGTTGTGTGCCCACCGCCTCAGGCATCATTCTCGGGTGGTCTGAACCATCACCTTGAGTTCAGCGGTGGTTTTGTCAAGTTCAGAGAGGACCGCCTCAGTCTTCTCGACCACCTTCACGAGCCGGACCTGCTGCTCCTGGATGGAGCGCACATCGGACTCCAGCTGGATGATGTCCTCATCATGCTGCGCAGTCTTTGTGACGAGCATATCCTGGGTATCGTTGGACAGGGCCACGTTGGCCGCAGCTGTGGCGACAAGGGACAGCGCTACGCCAACCCAGGTAGCCACTGCGACTACGTTGTTCTTGGCCCATCCGCCGATACTCATGACTCTTCGCTCTCCTCGGGCTCGTCCGCGACGACAGACTCAACCTTTGAGCTGGCTGCGGCAGCGAGGCGCACCGCGAACATCACAATGGGCGTAAGCACAGCGCCTACGGCGACACCGTAGTCCATTGGGTTGAGCACCACGAACCCTCCCAAGTGGAGGATGCACGCCACCACTGCGGCGGCGATGACGGCTGTCTCTGGGGCATCAATGGGCTTTGAGTGGACTGTCTTAATCACGGTTCACCATCCTCGTCGAAGATTTCAATAGCCACGTCGTCGTCGATTTCCATGGAGCCTGTCTGGATGAAGACCTCATCGGTCCGCATGACGGCCAATGTCTCGGCAATCTTCTCGACGGGCACAAACTGCATGGCGCTAGAAGCAGCGGTAAACGTCTCCATCCCAGTGGTCTTGCCGAGCGAGTCCAGGAAGGACGCGGCCATCAGCGGCAGGCGTAGGATGTCCTTGTCTTTGTCACTTAGTGCCATTGCAGTGCTCCTTGAGTACAGCGGCACTCACCTTGAGCTTCTCTGGCGCTGCGATACACACGCGGACCACTTCGGGGTCCTCTGGTGCGTGGACAACCAGGCACGTGCCCTGGCCAGCGACCTTACTGAGCTTCCAGCCACCCGTCTGGAGGTGGTAGGTGCTTCCGCAGCCGGGGGCTAGCAGTAGGATGAACATCACAGCGAGCTTCTTCATGACACGTCCTTTGGCGGGGTCATCACACGGACAAACCCTACCAGCCTCTTCCAGGCTTCGTCACCTTCTGTCATCACTTCTTTCGCAACTGCACCACCGCCAGCGACCCGGCTATGGCCATATCCAGAGGAGTTGCCAGCCACACAGGTCACAGTTCGAGCGTCTTTGTCAACAGCGACGACGATTCCGGTATGGCCTTGACGGTTGATACCGTCGAGCACCTTCTGGCGCTCAGTCTCCGGCTTAGACATGCGTGTGCGGACGAAGATGAGCCCTCTAGGGTTGGGCACATCCCAGACATCGTCGCGGCTTACGTGCCGCTCGTCTGGCGCCTTTATCCAGTGGCTGACAGCGCGCCCTGTGCGGACGTACTCGATGGCGAAGCCTGCTCGGGCGACCTGACGGCAGCAAGAGGAGACGAAGTAGGCGCACCAGGGTGGTCGCTTGGATGGTCTGCCGCCTCCATCATGGATAAACCAGGAGACATCTGGCCCAGCGTTCGAGCCCTCGCTCTCTGTTGCGCCTTGTTTGAGCCACGCCTCTGCGACTGAGGCCAGGGCCTCATTGGGGCGGATGCGTG